AGACATGATGATTTAATGGATGGATTGTATTACGCTGACTATTATGCAAAAGCGCCTTCAAGTTCTAGAATGAAAAAAAGTGAGTATAAAAGTGTTAGTAAAAAGAGAGCGAAGAGGGGAAAAGTATACAATTGGATGACCGGACTAAGAAATACTTGACACTTTAATTTTTTTTTCATAACTTTGGCGCCGTATGCCAAACATAAAATTAGACCCCAGAGCGAAAGAGAATCAAGAATTATGGCAACGCTGGAGAGATGCGCGTTCATCTTGGGATACAGAAGCTCGTTCTGATATAGATTTCTATTCAGGAAATCATTATACAACAGATGAAAGCGATGACCTTTCTGCTGTAAACCAAGCTGCAGTACCAATGGATAGAATTGGCCCAGCAGTTGAAAAACTTAAAGCTATTATAACAGCTAGTCCTCCAGCTTTCACAGTTATACCAAGAGAAGATTCAGATGCTAAATTATCTAAAATATGGCGTTTGATACTTGGTTATTGCTGGGAGTTGTCTAGCGGTGACGTTCATATGAAGCAAGCAATACATGATTATGCAGTAACTGGATTAGGATATTTATATGCTTATGTTGATAATGAATCTGATTTCGGTAGGGGCGATGTCAAGTTCACAAGTGTAAACCCGTTTCGTGTCTATGTCCCACCATCATCTAGGGACAGGTTTTTCGATGATGCTGATAGTATCATATTGTCTACTATATTAACTGAAGAACAAGTGCTTCGCCTCTATCCGGAATTAGGGCCTCAATTAGACCCTGAAACAGGAGAGATGGTAGAAGGTTTAATAAAAGATATAAGTACACACTCAGATGAAGATTATCCTTCTCCTCAAAATAAAAATAGTATTTATACCGTATATCCAGATGCTTCAAAAGATTTAGACTATGGACAAAGCGAATATTATCAAGTATTAGAAAGATTTTTTAAGACTAAAGTACCATTTTACAGAATAGCTGATATGCGAACACAGGAAGAGCAAGTATTAAGTGAACCTGAATTTCAAATGTTTTTAGCTGAAAATCCTGATGTTTTTGAAAGCGGATTGATGGAATATGAAGAAGTTTTACAAAATAGAGTTGCAGTTATAGCAACTGTAGGTCAAATAGTGTTATATGAATCTATATTAAATATAGATATATATCCTATTATACCATTGCCAAATGTATATACTGGAACACCATATCCTCGTTCTGATGTTGCTAGAGCTAGACCAATGCAAAGATTATTAAATAAATTATGGTCTTTAGCTATATCTCATGCTCAAGCATCAGCAGGTCTTAAATTATTAGTTCCTTTAGGTAGTGTAGAAAATATTGGAGACTTAGAAAGAGATTGGGCTAATCCTAATGCTGTAATAGAAGTAGATAGTTCTCAAGGAGAACCACATTATCCATCTCCTACTCCATTAGCTGCTGAATTTTATCGCTTAATACAAAGCGCTGAACATTATATAGATTTCACATTTGGTTTACCAGAATTAATGCACGGTTTTGCAGAACAAGCTCCAGATACAGTTAGAGGTACAGAAAAAATGGTATCATTAGGAGCAGAAAGACCAAAATCTAAATTAAGAGATATAGAATTTGGTATAACAAGATTAGGTAGAGTAATGTATGGACTTGGTAAAAGTCATTACTCATACCAAAAATTATTTAAGCTTGCACAGCCTAATAACGATTTAACAGAAGTAACTGTTAATTTGTATGATGATGTTAGTGGAACTTTAATAGATATAGCAAAAGATAAATATAATGTTAATCAACATGATGTATCTATAGCTCCCGGTTCTACATTACCTACAAGTAAATGGGCTGAGTATAATGTATATCTAGAAGCATTTCAATTAGGAATTGTAGATAGAGAGGAAGTTTTGAAAAAGAATCCAGAAATATTTGATAAAGAAGGAATATTGCAGAGAACTGGAGAAATACAACAATTGCAAAATATGGTACAGCAATTGGAAGGACAAGTAAAAGATTTGCAGGGTGACTTGCAGACCGCTCGAAGAGAGTCGGTGGCAGATAGGAAGAGGGTTGAAGTTGAAAAATTTAAATCCAAACTTACTAATGTCGAAACGGATGCTAAAGCAAATAACAAAGTGCAGGCTGAGAAGCTTGCCGGAGCAGTGAAGCTCGCAGCTGAGAAATCCAAAAATGTAATGGGTTCAACTCAAGAAGCTGGCGAGACATTGTAGAAAGGAAAATAACATGGAACAAGCTGAAGCAATACAACCTGCCGAAGAACAAGTCGTAGACGATGTTTTAGGTAGTGGTGACGGTATGTCTGATACCTTTTTTGAGGATGATGCCACACAAGAAGAAGATG